ACTCCTCGTAGGGTGCCTGTCTGTACGTGCCGCCGTCATGGGGCAGGAACGACACACCAGACATTTCGTCAAAGTGGTCCCAAACAAACGCGCCCACCTTGGGCCACTCGCTCTCTTTGACCGAGATGGTCACAGAGGGCTTGTGCTCACACCAGTGGCGCTGATACGTCAGCCACAGGCCCAAGTGGTCAATGGCGTCAATGTCGTCGCGTGTGGTCAAACCCTCTGGTGCCTTTTGTGGGAAGCTGAATACAATAGTATTATTGGGCTTCATCACACAGGGCTCGTTGGGAATGCCTTGGGTAACCAAGAACTGGGACAGCGGGTCCTTCATGTCACCGCGCACGCGGCGGACGTAGTAGGGTGAGTGGCGTGGGTGAATGCCGCTTGCTGTGTCTGTCAACTGGCTCACTGTACCGCTAGGCTTAACGGCCGTGATGGCTGTTGAGCGTGGGATACCAAGCAGGTCCGCAAACTCAGCGTTGGCCTGTTCAGCAACCAAACGCAACTGGGGCAACCACAACGCGGCGCCGTCTGGGTTGCTCGTAACCTTGTGGTCGTAGATGCCGGTCAAAGACACACCCAACAAACGCTCTTCTTCGGTGTTTCGTTGCCAGACCTTACGCAGGTACGGGAAGTGTGTGAACGTGGCCTGTATGGTGCCTAAAATGGCCGCAATGCGTACCTTCTGCTTCAGGCTCTCCAGTGTGTCCTCAGGGCGCACCATAACCTCTGTCAAATTACAGAACTGGTAGGGGCGCAGAATGATCTCACTGCAGGGGTTTGTGCCAAACTCAAAGTTAGGGTCACGCTTGCCGTACTTGGCCACAGCGGCCTTGGCGGCCTCTCGGTTGAAAATGCCGCGCTCGCCTGAGTGGCTGTTGTACAGCGACGTCCACTCTTCCAAGAACGTGCCCACAGTGGGTTTGACGTCGTACACCGCGCTGTTGTTGGCCAGTGCTCGGTGACCTGCGGTTTCCCACCAGTTACCAGATTTGGCGTGGCGAATGCGCTCGTCGTTCAGGTCGGACAAAGAGATCATGGCAGAACGGCGCACGCCACCCACCACAACAACCTCACCAATCTTGCACATCAGGTCGTGGCACTCAAGCGTGTTCAGCTTGCGGCCCTGTGCGGCCTTGAAGATTTTGATTGTGAAGTGGAACAGGTCAACCAGTGGCTCTGGACCCGATGCGCGGCCACCAAAGGTCTTCAGTGGCGCTCCTGCGGCGCGTACCTTGCTGACGTCCCATTTTGGGATCTCGCCGGCGTACAGGTTGGCTAACAACAGGCGGTATGACTTGGCCCAACCCTCTTTGCTGTCGTGCACGTTGATAACGTGTGTGGACTCAAACAGGCGTTCCGGCACGTCGGGCAGTTTGTTGGTGTACTTAGATTCCACAGAGAAGCCGACACCCGTACCACAGAGCAGGATGAACATGGCTTCGTCGAACGATTTGACGTCGTCCACGGGGAGGTATGAGCAGTTGTATACACAGGTGTTGTCACGGTCGGCGGCTTTTCCAGAGGTCATCATGGCGCGCATTGACGGCATGATGTGATGGCCAGAGATGGCGTTAAAAATATCTTGATACAAAACCGGATCAAGCTTGGGAGTCTTTTCAAAAATGTAGTTCACGTAGCGGGTTACAGTTTCGTTCCAGTCCTCACGTCGATTTTGATCTGGCATGAACTTAGCGTATCTGCTTTTGTGAATGTATTGTTGGTATTGGTTCATTTTATGGTGATAAATTTTAGAGACAAAAAAAGCCCACGCGTGAGGGTGGGCGTCGATAGCAACAAAAATTAGTCTTCTATTGCTACTACTTCTGCTTCTACTTCTTCAGCGGCTTTCGCGGCTTCTAAAGCTTCAGCTTGTGGGCGGCCTTGGTCAACAATTGCCATGATGGTCATGTTCACGTCAGCAAAGGGAAGCTTGCCCAACAACATCAAAATGTGGTTAACTTCGTCCACAGAAAATTCAAGTTTGATCATAATAAATGTTCAGTATATTAAACAAAATGGGGGCCGAGGCCCCCAACCTACTTAGACCGCGAAGTCCGAAGCGGCAGAAGATCCACCACCCAAACGCTCGCCGTCAGACAACTTTTGCAAGTTACTCAAACCGCAGGCAATGCCTTTGGAGCCCTGTTGGTTGTACGCATAGAACGTCAAAGACGCCCTGCCGTAGCAACCAGAATACAACTCTTCTGGGTCAATGATCGGGTTCAAATCAGCGTCAACAACGCCCGGCTTTTGGTACGTGTTGGCGTTGATGAAAAACGAGTTTGCGTACGCAGGGTCGTCCTTCTCAGCATCACCATCACGCAAGCCGCCTTTAAGGCCTTTAGGCACTGTGCCACCAAAAAGAGTAGCGCTTGCCGCTTTAGCTTTTTCAAAGGCCGCGTTGACTCTGTCAATCGTATCCTTGTCTTTCTTGTCAATAATGATCGACACAGAAAACTTGGGTGTCATCCCCTCTTCCATTGCAACGGCTTTGAACACGTTGACATAAGAAAAACGAACTTTACCGGTAACCACTTTTTCACTAACTTTGGCCATCTTGGCCTCCTTGTTTACTTGTTCGAGAGCCTTTAAAAAGGGCGGCTCCCAATACCCTACTTACGCAAAATCTTCTCTGACTTTTGACGGGACCAACTTGGGCTCGCCGGCAGGTTTGACAATCAGGTCACCAAGAATATCTTGGAGGTGCCCCTTGCCCACCTGCTTTTCCAATTGTGCCACAGATTTTAATGCGGGTGTTGTGAATATATCATCAAAACCTGCTTTCTGCAACTTTTTCGCCGCATCCTCTTGCGCCTCTATTTTACGGTTTGTGCTTGTCTGCCCCAACTCGTAACCTGTAGGCACTATGCCATGGTCCGTTGCCTGTGTCAACATGTAATCTTCAACATCGGAAAGCCACTTGCGTGTCTTAGCCGCGTCTGAGAGTATCTTTATCAACTCAGTCTCTGACAGAAGTGCAGGCGCCTTGAAATCAGCCGCCGCGGCCACGTTGTTAAAGTCTGCTCGGGCCCTGCACTGTGACTTGGCCCTGCAGAATTGACAATGAGACCCCGCAAAAAATTCTCCCTTGCCTGCATAAGCTAATTTGGCCGCAGGTCGGACCACGTCATCAGCCCACTGAATCAATTCCGCTAACGTCAACTCTTCAGTTGATACGTTGTCAATCCTAGGTTGGACAATGGTGCATACCACATTTTTTAGGTGTGGGTGTGCTTCTTTAAACTTGACGTACGAACCTAGCGCGTAAAGCCTCATCTGCTCGTTTTCTTTTGCATCTACACGCATTACACCAAACTTTGCGTCCATTACGTGAATGGTATCTTCTCGAATAACAACCACGTCGCTTGTGCCTGTGCCCCCAGTAACCCATTCAGAATAGTCTACCTTGACTTCAAAATGTGGTTCGTCTTGTGCACCAATTTGGCTTCGCACATACAGCACATATTGGGCAACGTAGCTTTCAAACTCGTCGTTGTAATACTCTGTTTCTTTGACCGCGTTAACTGCCTCGTTATACTCTGCCGCGGTGATCTGCTTATAGTGCCTGCGTAGTTGTGCTTCCGCGTAAGTATGTGCAGTTGTGCCGTTCATTGCGTGGTCAAACCCACCCCTTCGTTTTGGCTCGGGAATCATCTCCCCAAGGCGTGCCGAGGGGGTGCAAGCAATCCACCTGTAGGCGGAACTGGGGGATAGAAGCGCATGACCTGACATAGTTACTTACCTTCTTGGTAGTTTGATAGCTGATTGTACACCATGATGCTCCGGTTTGGCTACTCCTGTTTGCCACATTCTAATTAGCCGGCGGCTTACTTTAAGGGCTTGAGAAGCTTCTGAAACAGACGGAAAAATTGTGTATTCGCCAGTTAAAAACTGAATTTTTATTTGTGTTTTTAAATGGTTTGCTGGCCTGCCTTTGCCTGCTTTACTAATTTTTTGTCTTGTTTCTTCGGAGGGAGTATGTTGTAATCTTCCTTCTCCACCGGCTGTCATATTTGTTAGCTCAACACCTACAGAGTTAAAAAACGCAATTAGTTTTATTTCTTCTAACCAAGCAGATTGTTGATCAGGCCAGCAAGACCAAATTTCTATTTCGTATCCGTGCTTATTAACTATATTTACCCAATGAGGATTTCGTCTACCTTTTTGATAGGGTCTTCTATACTTAACACGCCCTTCACCTACATAAAAAATTTGTTTTGTGTCTTTTCGCCGATGGATATAAACGCAATATTCCATATTGATGTGTCCTTTACGACAGTTTGGTGCGGTATCCAGTGGTAAAGCACTGGCAGGGGAGCTACCCTTTTCCCGCGTTAATTTACAAAATGTCGGCACTTATCAACAAGTGCCGACATTTTGTCAGGCCGCTTTTTTAAGCGCTGTAATTAAATCAGTAACTGCACCAGAAAAATCCAATACGACATCAGCCTTGACCTCAACCTTGCTGTTTCGGTCTTCGCGGTATGTGTCGCCAAATTGGCCCCGAAGCGCAATCTCTGCCACCCTGCTGTTAAATGCCTTGTTCTCGACGTTGGCCAATAACATAGTCTCCCAAAAACTCTGGCTATGCGTAACGGCCATGTCCAGTGCTTCAGCAAACTCTGGGTGGTTTTTCTTAAACGTCTGCGCGGCGCCGGAAGTAATTCCAATGCTTGCAAACATCATTTTTTGGGACGCGCCTACCTTGCCCAACTCTATCAGTTGGTCGCACATCTCCGTTTTGAACTCGTATTTGGATTTCGTTGCCATGGTGGTTACCTTATATTCAAGGCCTAAAAAGGCCTTTCCTATATAGAATTACCCATTTTGAGAGGGTTTTTCGACCTTCTGCGCCTGAGTATTTGAGTCTCGCACCTGCGCACGGGCCTTGGCCTCGCGTAATGCCTCGTTTACCACCAATCGTGTCACCGCTCCGGCCATTTCCTGAATGCGTTGCTCTTTTGGTTTTACGCCCAAAGACGTTAATAAATTTGTTGCTTCATTTGCCATTATGCTAATCCTTTTGTTTGCTGTTCTCTAAACTTGCGTAAATCTCGCAGTATGAAATCACATTCGTCTTCGTTCTCAAAGTGCCATATTGACAGCACGTCTTGATCTTTCTCGAACATGGGGTGCTTGGCGTCAACTTGAATGTCTATCGTAGGCCACCCTTGTTTGACGTATTCTATTATGTATCCGTTCACAATTTTAACTCCTTTCTTATCTTAGCGACGGCCGCCGCAAAATGATACCGCCAGTATTTTTGGGTCACCGCCAGATCATGGTAGTTGTACCCTGACAAATGCGCCTCAATGATTTCCCTTTGCTGTGGGGTCAGCTTCTCGGCCACGACGTTGTACACGTCTTGGATGGTGTCTGGTCCCCACGGCGCCCACCCTGCGCCGCCGGTTGTAGGTTCGGAGGACGAATCCTCGTGCTCAAGAGGGTCCGGCTC